TCTTTTTCTAGTTCGTAGATTTTGTCAAAGAACAGCTTGTATCGTGAACACGCCCAAGCCATTGGAACATTCTTCTGTCCTAGTTTTATATGCCAATCTGCAGTAAATAAAATCATGCTACGAAGTCATCTCCTGGGTTCCATTCACACCCAGTTAGTCCACCAGCTTTTAGTGCTTGTAGAGTTCTTAATACTTCGTTTGCATTTCTCCCTGTGTTAAGAGCATTAATTGATAAATGCTGTATAACTCCTTCAGGGTCAACAATGTAAGTTGCTCTGTAAGGTACTCCTTCATCTTCATTAACTATACCAAGTTCATCTGCTAACTCATTATTACAATCAGCCAGTAACGGGTGAATTGTACCATATAATTGATTATATTCATCGCCTGTTTTCCAATTCCATTTACAATATTCATTGTCTGGACTTATGCCATAAACTTCATCAGTTTCAGACATTAAGTTATCCATGCCTACTATTTCAGTAGGACAAATAAATGTAAAATCTTTTGGATAAAAGTAAATTACTGACCAGTCTTTTAGTTTCCAACTTTTTACAGTAATGAAATCGTGGTCTGCATCTTTCCAATCTTCATTAAGATTAGCCATGTTACCACTTACTCCTGTTAGTTCAAATTCAGGAAATTTTTCTCCTACACCAATCATTATATGTCAAACTCGTCATTGATGCTTTCATCAGCGTCAGAGTTAGAAGAACCAGCTCTGATTCTGTCAAGTAATTCTTTTTGTGCATCTGGGGTAGGTCTAGCAAGCACTTCGTCCATAGACTTAAGTTCAGCAATCATTTCCATTTCTTGCTCATTTAATTCTCTTGGTTTGCACTTAAGAGGTTGTAATTGATACTCTACATTGTAAGCCATAGGGCCAGTCTTTACTCTTTTAAAGTAAACGTCCCAACCTGTTTTAGGGTCACAAGGGTCTCCTAAGTCCTCTGCTGCTAGAAGAATTTGTTCAAGTAATTTCTTCTTGAGGTTTAGCACTTTGATTTTACCGCCATGTATACATTGTATAGCGTAAGACCATGTGCATTTTTGGTCTGGGTAGTATTCTCTGACCCAGTCTTTTTCTATATTAGTGAATGTTTCCTTTTCTCTATCGAATGATAGACACTCGAAAGGTACATTCTTATCGTTTTCGCCTTTAAGCCAGTAGACATATCTTGCACATACATCACCAACCATTCTGACTACATTATCGCCTTCTACATATGTGTAGCTCTCGATTTTTCCTTTTTGGGCTTCGCCCTTTAGTTTATTAAATGTTAATCCCATTTTAGTTCCTTATTAGTGATTTCTTCAAATAAAAAATGTATTCTATCATTCTTCACTTGTAGTAATCTATTGTTTGTTAATATCTCTTGCTTTCCAGTAAAGAACAGCAAGTCCAGTGTGGTATCTTTTTTACTTTGATATTCAAAGTAATTACGCAATGAAGCGATACCGGCATACTGCGCAATCTCGACATCTGAATATCTATTTCTTTGAATAAGCAAGGCTTCAGGATTGAGTAAAAAGCTTTTACCATGAAAACTTTTAGTCCAATACTTAAAGCGCCTATCCTTTCTATTAATTGGAGGCTCTTTTCTGTATGTCAGAATATAGAGGATAGAAACTATATCACCAACTTTTCCGTTGGTTTGAGTTCTTATCTTTTTCCAATCGTAGAATATCATTATATCAAAATATTGAGCATTTGTCAAGAACTTTTTTTCGAATGTTAAATCGTCTCAACTTCATAGCTTTGTTTCATATAGTAACCCAGTCTTGCATTTGCCTGTCGTCTAGCGGTTTTGCCTTCAAAATGAATATCAACGATTGTCGGTTGAGGTTTACCCTCATATATTCTTATGATACGACCAATCAACTGTGTAAGAAGGGGCTCATTATTAATTGGAGTTGCCAATATTACGCAACTCAAACAATCAACAGATAATCCTTCTGAAAAAATACTCTGTGTTCCACAAAGAATATCTTTATCATGAAAAATCTGTTTTATCATAGCAGGTCTCTCTTCGTGAGGTATTTGTCCTGTGACACAAATAGAATTATCTCCTATCAATCTATCACATTGTTTCAAAAAATCTACTCTATCAGACACTACTAAAACTTTGTGTCCTACTGCCGCATACTTTGCAGCCAGTAGTGCTATCATATTTTGGTACTCCCAATTATATGCAATAGCATTTATTCTAGCAGCCCAAGGTGTTTTTGCTCCGTCTGGGAATCTTATTCCTGACTTTATAACATTTACTTTGGGTACTAAATAGTTTTCTTTAGGTGGTTTATATACATTAGTATTAAAGTAGTCACAAAATATAACATGTCTCCCATCTTTTCTTTCCATTGTACCAGTAAGGCCTATCTTATACCTTGCTTTACTTGCATCTACAATTCTAGTAAATGTAGGACTGGACACATGGTGCATTTCATCGAGAATAATTGTTCCAAAAACATCACTAATCTCTTTCATCTTACGATAAAGAGTTTGGACATTTCCTATAACAATTGGAGCATCAATTTCATACCTACCACTACCTATGATACCAGGTGTAATTCCAAAGACTTTTTTTGCCTCTTTTTCCCACTGCGACCGTAATGATATTGTATGTGTTACGATAAGTGTTTTCTGTTGCAACTTATTTGCAATAGCTAACGCAGTAAAAGTCTTTCCCCAACTGACCCAAGCGTTAATTATACAACTGTCACTAACATCGTCATAAACTGTCTGTTGTGATGGTCGTAAGGTAAACTTAAAGTCAAAAGGTTCTATTGGCGATAATTTTCTTTTATCGACTATTTCGTAATCTTCTGGTATTAAATCCGTTCTTCCGCTAGGTAGGGTAACTAAACCCTTTCTAACTATGCCCATATTCTTTATGACGAAAGGTGGGTCTAATGGATTTCTTGGCGGTATTGTATATGTGAGTTCTGCATCAAGTTTAGATTGCATATCAGCACTTACTTCCATGAATATTCTGTTACTTAATACTGCTTTCATATTTTACGCCAAGTCTTTTTTTGTTTTGTTTCTGAAAAAGAATATAGTATAGAGGGTTGACTGCCCATATAAAGTACACTTGCATAACGCAGTCTTGCTTCAGGTGGACGCTTTACAAAAAATGGAAACGGAATACTATCAACCCATATAAGAGTTGCAATATCCCGTTTCTCTATCTTAGTTATTTTATGACTAATTAGATTACATTTTTTATTCTTTACCCAACGAAAATATTTACCATTACTATCTATATAATTAAGACCTTTGTGATGAACGAAATCTTGAAATCCCTCTATCATCACTTTTAAATGGTATAAATTTTTGTGTGGAGTCTGTAATCTTCTTAGTCCAAGAGTCTCCCCTTTCATATTTTTGTCGTCTACTATCTGAGTATCACAGAACAGTAGTCCATCTCTTTGTTCTATTTCATCTGAATGAAGAACATAGACTGGCCATTTAATCTGTTCCAGCTTCATACTTCTTAGCAAACTTGCCGAAGGAGTAATCCTCACCAATATCAAAGTCACAACCAACTGGTGTGCCTGGTATGGATAGTCCTCTATCTTTTTGTATAAACTCCTGAAGTTTTTTACTATATAATTCTATTTCATCTTCTGGCACTTCTGCTAGAATAGAGTCGTGAACAAGTGCAAAGATTTTAGCTTTCATACCTGTTTCATTTATATACTTTTGCATATCTATGCCACCAAGTAGATTAATATCACTAGACACAGACTGAACAAGAGAGTTAATTCCACTACGGACTTCATGAGCAGCGATTGCTCTGTCTGTAGATTTTACATTTGGTAATCTTCTCTTTCTTCCAAAGAAACTATAGATATATCCTTGTTTTTGAATAATCTTCTTACAATTATCTAACCATTTCTTTAACATAAAGAACTGTTTAAAATAATCTTCAATAACTTCTTTAGCTTCACTTGTGCTAAAATACTTGCCACTATCTTTAGTAACTTGTTCACTTATCTTTTTTGGTCCAGCACCATACATGATGCCGAATGTAACAGCTTTTGCCATCTGTCTTTCTGTTGAATAATACTCAGCAACTTCGTCAACTTCACAGGGTAAATTAAATACTAACTTTGCAATGTTTGAGTGAAAGTTTCCACCATCTTGAAACACCTGTTGAAGCGCTTTATCGTTAGCCAATACGGCTGCACAATAAACTTCTGCTGTTGTTAAGTCCATCGCAACAATTTTATGTCCTGGCTTTGCTTTTATGCAGCCTTTGACAATAGGATTATCACGAGGTATCTGTTGCATATTCATTTTCCCACTCGAAGATAGACGACCAGATGTTGTTCCGTGCAGATTGAAACCTGTACGAAGTCTGCTGTCCATATCAAGAGCAGGAATAATTTTATCAAGATATGTACTCTTGATTTTTACTTTCTGTCGAATATCGAGAACAAGCTGTGGAACAGCATGCTCTTCGGCTAACTGCCCAAGAACTTCCGCATCAGTTGAGTCAGCTCCAGTGCCTGTTTTCTTTCCTGTTGGTTTTAACCCGATATAATCGAACAGAAGGGAACGAAGTTGCATTGTACTATTGGGATTGAAATCTTTACCTTGAGCTTTCTCAAACATTTGAACTTCTTTAAATTCATATAATTTGCTTACTGCTTCATCAATATCTTCTTGCATCAGCACCGATGATTTTTCGAGTCGTTCTCTATCAAAGGGAACACCATTACTCTCTACATCAAGAAGAAACTCTGTTGCAGGAAGAAGAATATTACGATAAACATTCATAAGTTTATCATTCCCCTCTAGCTTAGGTAAAAACTTCTGATAAATGAGAAAAGTACAAACTGCGTCCATTGCTGCGTAATCTTTCATAACTTCATACGGAATCATATCCCATGTGAAATCTTGTTTGAGTAAGCCGTTACGCTTACGAAAGGAATCTATCCAATCGTACATTGGTTTCTCATAGTCTCCAAATGGAGTGTATTTGAGAGCGAGTTGTTTTAGGCCGTGAGTGCCTGGATTCTCATTTAATGTGTAATGCATTAACATTGTATCTTCAAAGTTTGGAAACTCAAATCCAAAGTGATACTTAAAGAAAGCAATATCAAACTTACTATTATGAAATACCACTTTCTTTTTATTAAATATCTGCTGTAAAAGAGCTTCACAAGTTGAATCAATACAATCTGTAAGAAAGTAAGCTCCATGATTTTCTTTATACGCTAAACTTATACCAATCATATATCCATCACGAGGGTATAAACTTGTTGTCTCTGAGTCAAGTGCAATAAAGTCATTCTCATGGTCTCTTGCTTCTATTAAAAATCTACTCAGTTCTCTATTATCTGTAATTCCAAAACAATGTTCACTATCTAGTTTCTCTTGTTTTAGTTCTCCAGATATATATTTTACTATATTGTCTCTAGACTCTATCCATGTTTTCTTTGCTTCAGGTTTAAATGTTAGCATAGCTGGGTTTATTACAGGTAGGAACTTATCTTCAACTATTCTACCAGTATACTCCGTAATGGAAGTAATTTTAGTAAAATGCTTTAAAGGTTCGGAACCTACTAGAATAACCCAGTCATACTTGTCTAGGTCAATGTTAATATCAACATCTCGCTTTAAGACTTTTTTAACTTGTGGATTAGAGCAAAGAACATAAGAATCAAACTGAATCTTATTTTCAAAAAGTTCAAAGAACTTATTTCTGCTTGGTTTACTTTCTATTAATGCTATTTTTTTCATATTATATATTATACTAAATTTTTAACCTCGTGTCAAGTATTATTTTTCTTTGTACAATGACTCCTTTAATTTTTGAACTGATAGTTCACTAAGGTCTCCTGCGTCTCCAAGGTCTGGAGGAATTCTTACATTGTAATACTTTAATTCTACTTTATCACAAAGTTCAATTACTTTTTCTACTGCTCCTTGTCCAGCTTCGTCTGGATCAAAGAAAATGTCTATTTGTTCAACTCCCCTCATTTTTAAAAGTTGAAGTTTGTCTGGAGTAATATTTGATATT